AAAGTTACTTCGTCCATTGTCATCTCCTAGAGTTCTGCACTAAAGCCAAGATAAGAAGTTGAATCCGTACCAATTAGGTTTATGGCTGAACCGCCAGTTGGCATACTGCTACCTGAAATGGAAATCAAAGTCGAATAAGGAGATGATTCCTGAACGGTTGGTGTGATTGCACCTGAACCCGAAGGAATCCACCATTTTGTTCCTGAATAATCAATGGTAGTTGGTCTAACGCGCATAGTGGATTGAAAAGTTACTAAAGCGTAGGCCAATGAAGCAGTTTGTGTAATTCCTTGACCAAACCAAGGAGCACCTGAAGTAGTACTAATGCGGAAATAATAACGCTGACAAGCGGCTAATTCTCCTTGGATTGTTCCCGTTGCAGTTTGGAAAGCGGTAGCAACTGAACCATCTTCGGCTTGTATTCCCCAAATGTCAATAGTTGCATTTTGGATACCTAATGAACCAGTACGAGCATTCAAATCACTTCCAGCAGAAGTGTGAAAACGAATTGGTAAACTAGAACTATTGCTATCTGTTCCAATTGTTTTGCCGCTTATAGAAGGAACAGAAACGGTTACGGAATACCTAGCCCAACTTGTTGAAGTTGTAACTTGCCCTGCATAAGTATTGACAGTTGATGATGGACTGCCACCAGTACCAAAAGCCTGTGATACTTCAACAGCAATCTTTGGCGTTCCACTTGCAGCCTTAGCCCAGAATGAAATAGTAATAGTTTGTCCAGCAAAAGTTCTTACATCTTCAACTCTTTGATGTATTTGAGTATTTGCGCTAGCCAATGTCTGTCCCGTTGTTGCTGCACGAAGAAAATTTATTGCTTCATAACCGCTAACAGGTGCTGTCCCAGGAGTAAATGTTTGAGCAGAAAAAGTAACAGTACCGTCAGAAGAACTTGTTATCCATCTATCAAAACCATATGTGCTTGCAGTTGCAGTAGTGCTAGTGAAGGCTCTTTGATTTATTCTAAAGTCACCATTGATAAACTTATTCTTGCCAGCAGCATAATTCTCTTGATAAGAAAGTCCCGTTGAGGTGGAACTATCTGCTACAAGAGTTTCGCCGTTGTTGCCTACTGCAAGGCGGGCGGGTGTGTCTGCTCCACTAGCTGCTACTAAATCGCCCTTAGCATCCACAATGCTATTTTGGATTGCGTTGCTATCGTCAAAGCCAACCCAGGCTGCACCTGAGTAGGTAAGTACTGCATCGGTGTCTTTTAAATAACAGCATTGGCCCTCTTGTGGTGAGGTTATAGCTGCATCTCTAGCCGCCGCTGAGGCAAACACTAGTACGCCTTGCATTAGGTAGCCGTTAGTGTCAGCTGCCGTAAGTACCTCGCCAGTAGTAAAGGTTTTAAAACCTAATCCAGCTGCCATAGTCCTAGCTCCTTAATAACTTAATACGCCGCTGTCAAGCAGGCCGTATATGGTTGAGTCTAATATAAAGCCGTCAATAATTGGCTCTAAAGTGGTAAGTGTTGTTTTCCAGCTATTAGGCGTGATGCTTTGAGCAACGCCAAACACCTGCAAAGTCTTAGTTAGGGTTGAGCCCCCAGGTTGGTTAGTTGTAATAGTTACCGGGTCAAAGTAATCCAGGTCTAGCGCTGCAATAATGCCTAAGTTGTAATTATCGGTATAGAGGTCTAACTGAATAGCATCGCAGCGAATACTAGTCTCAGCCCTAGATGCAACGTATGCCTGTGCGTAGTCCAGGGCCACGGCATCTGTTTCCATTAGCAGGTTTTGCTGGTTGTAACTATGCACAAAGTACTTATCTATGCTCGCTGGGTTTGTAGCTACCTGGGCCGTGCCGCCTGTGCGGGTAACGCTTGCTGAGTTGTAAACTAGCGTATCGTCAAGGCGCCACACCGCATTAAAGTAACTAATATCTGTACCGTCATCGTTAAATACTGTAGGTGTAGCTCCTGTACTGCCTGCCGTTACGTTACGGTCTTGAAAGACAAACGAACCAGCGGCATCTACATACAAAGCCCCGTACTCGCTAATTTCTACAGTCTGCATAGCTGCAAGGCTTGTGCGGGCTGTGCCCGGGTCTGCTTGCATTGTCGTTAGCCCCGCATCTACGTCACGCATAGAGGCTGGCCAGTCAATAGCATCTAACAAGGCGTTAATTCTTGCACCGCTGAGCTGACCCGCTGAGGTACCTGCAACGGTACTAATCTGTGCATTTTGTGCGAGTCTAAAAGCATCTACCGCTTGGATAGTGGTATAAACCACATCATTAGCGTTTTTAGGTGTAGTAGTTGTATAGCTAGTAATAAAACCTGAAAAGATAGGGTAAGTAGTTGCTCCGTAGGTAGCTGTAATCTGCACCTTACGCATCGGAGTTAAAAGTTGAAAAAAAGGCCCTGTTGGGTTTTGTGGGTTAAAATTGCCGTTTTGGTCAACGATACGCAGCGATAGGGTGCCCGTTTGGAATTGGTCAGCCTGAGCGTTACGGCCTCTAATAGTTTGGATGCTATCTACTTGATTAGATACGTCCACAATAACGCTAGCGCTATCTGCTAATACGTTTGTGCCTAATATGCCGCTATCTAAAATCATAGCCTGAGCAAAGCTAGGGCCAGTACTAAAGTTAATAACAGCGTGTACTGTAGGTACGGTCATACTGCTATGGCCCCTGCGTAGGTAGTTGTATAGCCTCGGCGTGCTATCTCATTAAGAGCATTTTGCACGGCATCTACAATTATGTTTTCATCGCCTATAGCTCCAGCGTTTACGTTAACTATAACTGTGCCAGCATCGCTAGCGCCTCTGTTGCCTCTGCTTTCTTTGAGATATTCATCAACACTTGAAAAGCCTGGGGGCAAAGCCATATAGTTAGTATCGCCAATACCACCAGCTCTGCGGCCACCGCGCTCGGTTTCTGCTTCTATTATAGTAAGAAAATCATCTAAAGGACTAGTGCCAAAAGTTGAACCTCTGCCAGCATCTTTACCGCGGCCACCTACACCTGGGCCTGGCAATGCTGGGCCACCTGGAATAACAACACTAGGCATAGTTAAAGTAGGAAACTTAAACTTAGCTAGTAGGTCTAAGGCAGCTTGTAGGTTAGCCAAGTTGATTAAATCGGTAGATTTCATACCTGCTAAAACTCTGTTTATGTCTAGCAGCTTAGCATCTTGTTTTTGCAAAGCTCCTAATATCTTTAAGTCCTCGTTTAGCTTGGCCGTAGCCTTTAGTATTGCGGCCTCATCCTTTGAGGCTATGGCATCTTCTAGGGCAGCTATATCTTGCTTAATCTTCAAGCGCTGTACATCGTTGGCTATAGCTAATATCTGTGAGCCAGTAGTAGCTTTACCTAACGCCTCAGCCTGGCCTATAAGTGCAGCGTTGAGCTGGATTTTATCCATATCAAAAACATCGGTGCCTTTACCTAAGGCTAATTGACCTGCCGCTATTGCTTTGTCTAATTTTGCTTGCTCTTTTTTAGCTTTTGTTGTTGCTAGTGCCGCTGCCGCTTGCTCTTTTGCTAATTTTGCTAATTCTTTATTACGCTTTATTGCCTCGTTTTCGGCTTTTTTTCTAGCCGCTAAATCTGATTTTTGAGTATCCTGGCTTAACACGCTTAGAGCCATATTGCCGGCGCCAGTAGCTGCTACTGTTTTACCCCCTGCTTTTCCTCCACTTACGTAATAGGCAGGACTAAAAGCCTTTTGTGCAGCTGTGCCTGTTAAGGCTGATACTGCATTACCTACCTCAGTTACAACGGATGCAAAAGCTGAAGCAAGAGTATCTATTTTACTAACAAGCCCATCTACACCGTTGCTACCTGTAACTTTAATAATGGCATCTAAAAGGGCTGTGCCAATAGTTTCACTAGCATTAGAGGTAGCAACACTTAGTTTTGCCATTGACCCTGCATAAGTATCTAAAGCTGTACCACCTGCACCTGCAAAGTTTTGTCTAAGCTTGGTTTGTATTTGAGCAAAATCCATAGATTTTAACTCGGCTTTAGTGAGGCCTAAGTTAAGTTGTTTTAATCCTTCTGTATTACCTACATAAGCCTTACTCAAAATATCTACAGTACTTGCGTAATCCAGGCCACTACCGCTGGAGACATCAAAAGCCAGTTGCATTAACTCCTGGGTTTTAGTAGCTGACCCGGTAACTGTCGCTAATTGACCATAAGCTGGCCTAAGTTGGTCGTCCAAAATAGCCGTTTGCTTTTCCATTGAGGCTATAAAACTTTCGGCATCTACTGAGGCATAAGACAAACCTAGATTTTTTAAGTTACTAGCTAATATCTTTTGGGCTTTTTGGTCATCAGCTGCAGCTTTCATCGCAGCTTTTCCATAAGAGGCTATCGCTTTAACACCATAAGCAATGCCTACTGCTCCAGCTAATTTCTTAGCTGAGCCTGTTAATTTAGTAAGAGCCGTATCAGCTTGCTTAAAAGCTTTTTTGCCTACAAACTCGGCACCAAGATTTATAACTACATTAGGTTCGACTGCCATTATCGGCCCTTCATTATCTCTTTATAAAATCTTAGTTTGGCATTATCTATAGCTTGTAGTACTGCCCCATTAGTCCTGCCGCCGTCCTCTTTCCAAGCTCTAAATATTGCACGGCCTCTCATTTTGCGCGTACGTCTGCCGGCGCCTGTTTGATTGCTTGCATCAACAATTCCGCCGTATTGGTTTATAGCTTCAATAAACATATTACCGGCGCCTGGATTACTGCTCTGTGATAAGCGCTTATCGCTTCCACGTTGAGTACCGCCATAACGATAATTTTTAACTATAGGGTTTTGTTCACGCCCGTTTGGATGCACTCGGCCTGCAGTTTCATAAATTGTGCCTGCAGCCGATACGTTTACAATGCGAGCTAACGCCCTAAACCCTTGCCGATTAGGTTTGGAGGGTGAAGTTTTATATCCAATACCGGCTTTAGCTGCACGGCTATCCCATTCAGGAAAACGTGCATTTTCTGAGGTTTTACCCCAACCCGATAAAGGAGCTTCACTAGGTATAAAACCTCTAGCATCTTTTACAATAGGCTTTAAGAGGTTTGCTAATTCTTTCCGCATTTCTTTTGCTAAGTCAGGTGTAAATGCCTTTAGAGCTTTGCTTAATTGCTTAGCGCCTATTACCTCTGTTGGCATTTTGTTGCTCCTTAGCTTTATCGGTTAAAACCTTTAGCATATTCTTGAACATATGTGCATCAAGGTCTAGTAAATACTGGGGCGCGATACCCGTCTCTACGGCTAGCTGTGCAACCAGGTAACCAAAACTACCGCGCCCCACTATTGCGAAGGGTCATCGTCCAATACCTCAACCTTTGCTAAGGTCTCTAAAAACTCTGCCCCAAACATCGGTACGGTTTGCCCGCTTGCGCGTAAACACTCCCAGGCTAGCCAATACACATCGCTCTGCTTTTCATCATCTCTAAAGGCTTTATGAAAACCTTTTTTTGCATATAACTCAAAGGCCCACTCGATTTTTGGCGTTATCTGATGTTCAGATACCGTACCGTCAGCCCTTGTTATCTTGAGTTTTGCCATTGTGCTAGCCCCTTTTCTTTTTAGTTATGGTGCGGTTGTAATTACGATTGGTGAATTACAAGTAAACGTAATGCTCTGAGTACCAATATCTGCTACAGCGCCGTTAATGTCTGTGGTGTTGTTTACCAAAACAGTAGTGCTATATAGAGGATTAGAAGCTGACACTACAGCGCTTGTTTGCTTTAGTGTAAGCGGTACTGTGGTACCCCAGGCAGATTGCAACGCAGTACGGACTGAGCCCGCGCCTGTCGAAGAATCATCATTTAGAAAGTCTAAAGTGATGGTGCTAGCTTCTAGGCCTTTAACAAACTTGTGAGCAGTATCGCCCATAGCTGTTACTTCTAGCTCATCAAAGCTGCGGTTAATGGTTGCGCTAGTTGTATTTGTTGTCAATACAACGCTATTAAGCGTAACTTGTACGCCATTGGATAGAAATACGCTCACGGCCTACTCCTCTACTTTCTCTTTAGTTGGTTTATCTTGCTTTGGTTCTTCATTTTGTTTTGGTACTTCTTGCCCAATTCTTTTGAAAAAGGCTAAGTCCTCTTCTGCCCAGGCCATTTTGTCTCCTATGTCCAGCTCGTTAGTACGGATATTTGTAAATCTGCCGTTAGATAGTCACCTGAAGCAACGCTTAAAACGCTTGGAGCGCTAACAGCGGTAACGTTAAAAACAATAGTGCTACTAGCCAGCTTGTTAAAAACTGCAACTATTGTATCTTCAATACCTATAAGGTTCGAAGCGTTATCGAACATAGGCACAGTCATAATAATTTTAAAATTAGCCATAGGCGAAATGCTGGCATATGAGTTATTGCTAGGGCTTATGTATGGGTCAGCCGGAGCTACAACTATGCTGCTACTTTGCATTGTCGCTGGCGGGTAATTAAATACCGTCCACACGCCGGCGTTAGCAAGGGCTGCGGCAATAGTGCTACGTAAAGTAGTTATCGCGGCGGCCATTAGCCAACCATCGCATTAGGGCTTAGGTAAGGTGCCAGCAAACCGCGCACGGATGCCATAAGAGTATTGCTCATCTTAAATGGGCTAGGGCTATATCCATCTACGCTAGTGCCGCCGTTTTGTGTACTGAATCGGCTAGTCCAGATATTTTCTGCCAGCATTAAAGCTGCAGCGTTAATAGCTGGGGTATTAGCGTAGGTAGCCGTCTTTGTATCGTCACCTGACATAGTGCCATAAGGCAATACGCGCCTAAAGTTTTGGTCAGCCGCTACTTTTGCATATTGGATAAAGCTATAGCCCTGTGGATATTGCCAGTAATTAAGCTGCATATTAAACGCTGGCAAAATATTAGCTGTGCCTGTGCTAAATGGAATTGTGCCTGTAATTGTGTAAGTACCGTTAAAGGTTGACCCAGCCCCGGCAACTGTTACCGATTGGCCCGTAGTAAATATGCCAGGGTTGGCAACCATAACTGTAGCGACATTAGACACTAACGCGGTACCGACTACGGGCGCGTTATCAAACCATAAAAAGCCGTTTATTAAGTCTTGTGCAGCTTGGCAGGTGTCCTCTATCCAGGTGTAAGAGTCATACAAAGTGCCAACGCCCAGCGATGCTTTTAATGTTGCGGCGGTCACGTATGTAGCTGGCACTTGTGTACTCCTATCTTACTTAGGTTTGGTAGGTCTCAAAGGGCTAAGAGACCTACCAAACTATTAGTGGGTTTTTATTATGTGAGGTTAAAGCGGCGGATACCACCGGCGATATTTACCATAGTAGCCATATAGCCATAAATAGCAATTTGTACCTGAAGATTAGATACAACGTTAACTGACATATAAGCAGTTGGTGACTCAAAAACTGTGAACGCTTCAGGCGCAATAATAAACGCTGATTCGTCAATAGTTGTTGATACAACATTTCTGTCAACAAATAGGTCTAAGCCCATTACGTTGCCCTTAGCCGATGTAGTCGCAGCGTTGCCCCCGTTATTCATCGGATTCGCGGCAGAATAAATTGGGCGCCCAGTTGAATCTGTAGCCCCAAGTAGCAAGCTCCATTGTGAGCTTCCTGCTAGGTAATTCTTAGCAAAGTAGCTTGAGTTTGTGTAAGCAAGTGGTGCCTCTGTTGAGATGTATGAAATGATGCCAGCTGATGTAGCTGCTACAGCTGTAGCTTGTGTACCGCCGGCTGTAAGAGCTGCAATTACTGCAGCATCGGTTACCTTGAGATAGTTATTTGTTAACTCATTAGTAATCGCATCATAAAAGCCAGGGTCAGACCTTTCTAAAAGCTCAATGCTTAGTGTTTGCATACCACTATACTTGGAAATACTTGAAGTCAAATATTCTGAGACAGCATCGGTATTAGATACTGCTCCACCTTCAGCTTCAACTGTTACCGTTGGGTAAGTTGTAAACTTAGGACGGTTGATAGTCATACCGCTAGCTGGCACGGTTTGGCGGTCAACGCACTCAAAAGCTGGACGGCCAAAATTACCCTGTGTGGATACGATTGACTGTAAATATTGAGTAGGTGTAAAACCTAATCCAGCGCTTGAGAAATCATCGGCTGCAGTAACAAAAAGGCGTGATTCTTCATCGCCTAGTGATGCTTTTACTTTACGTGCTGTGTACGCGCCCATAGACGTAATATCGTGGCGTACTCTTTGTGAGTTTAATGCACTTGGCATAATGATTTTACGAGCTGCCTCTACTGTAGGTGCAGCCTGCTCTAAGGCATCTGTTGCCTCAGGTGCGTTTTCTTCGGGGGCTGTAGTCACAGCGGCCTCGCTTTCTGTTTCGGTTTCGGTTTCGGTTGTTGTTGAGTTTATTACTGTGTTAGTTGTTGTAACTTTAGTTGATGCTGCTTCTACTGGCGTTACTGGCATATCGCCTACAGCTGCTGCAATACTTTGCACCGCAGCGCTGGTAAATGCGGCGCTCTCGACGAGTGACACCTCGCGTAAGGTGGCAGCGGTGACCAGGAGGTAGTTATCTTTAGGCTCTGATGCGGTAACTTCCACACCAACGGATAGGCCATCCATTAACGATTCCTGGGCTAGCAAAATTGCATCATTACCACGTGTACTTGAGCTAATCTTAAAGCTCGCATATAAACCATCGCTAGCGCTGTTAATAGTTTTCATACGTCCTACGGGCTTTGTATTATCGTGAGACATTAAAAGTTTAATTTTGTCAGGATTTTCTGCGCTAATTGAATTAGGCGCAAATACAACGCGGCCTGCACTTGTGTTGCCGACTTCGCCA